AGATCCATATGTAATAATAAGATTATTACGAAGGCTAGTTAATTCAACATCGGCCTTTCTATTTGCATCTCGAGCAGCAGTTCCAGCAGAATTCCATCCACTAACTAATCCAGCAATACCTCCAGCTACTGCTCCAATCGCTGTTCCAATTCCTGGCATGATCATTGTACCCAAAGCAGCACCAGAAGCTGCCATCGAGAGGGCACCCTTTACTGCCGAAGCAGATCTACTATTACTAGTGATTAATTGATTCGCAATTGATGAAGCTGCAGAAAGTCCAGCAACAACTTTGTCTGAAGTAGATACAACAGGTACTCGTCTACCAGTAGGTTGACCTGTATTAGGATCAATTTCATCCTTTTTCTCATCATTAGTTATAATCTTCCATGCTCGTATTGCGGTTTCTGCTACACTCCCTAATTTTTGACTTATTACATCTAATCCTTTAACCATCGTACTAACCATTATATCAAATTTTTGAGCTTCACTAACAGCAGTAAGAGCTCTTGTCATTTCACGAGTTTGATGAATAGCTACAGCAGCGGCCATTCCTGCTTCTTGCCAACTTATTTTTGAATTATTAGCATCCTCTTTAATTTGAGCTAATCTTTTACTTAATTGTGATCGATTAGCAGCTTCAGCTTTTGTAAAATCAGCTTCTATCTTTTTTACTTGAGTAATACCTATATTATCAAAAGATTTAAAAATAACACTAGCATATTTATCCCATTCTACTTCTATATCCGCAAGATATTTTATATCAATATTCTTTAATTTTTCCATTACTTCTTCATGTTCTATCAACATTCTTGCATCTACTGCATCTCGTTCTTGTGCTCCTACTAAATAAATTGCATTAAGACGGAAAATATAATCTTTCCAACCTAGAGTCAATTTATTCAAACTTGCTATTTGTCTATTTTCCCATTGTGTAATTCTACCATATCTAACAGCTAAAGAATCACCTTCTAATTGATCTTGAAGAGCCTCAGATCTTGCCATAAGTTGTATCATGGCATTAGCATTTGTTACATAATCTTTTGCAAAATCTGCATCTACTTTTGCTGTGGCTTGTATTTCTTTCTGCCACATTTTGAGGAAAGTAATAACTTTTGGATCATCACCAATTGCTTTTTCAATATCTTCTATAGAAGCACCAGCTCGAAGAGCTAATTTAGCCCATTCTTCATTTTCTAATGTTTGCACAGAAATAAGATCAATACCACTTGCTATTAGTAATTGATTTACTCTATCAAGAGCAAAACCAGCTTCAGTGGCAATTGTTTGTTCTTTTACAGTTTCTTTAAATTGAGTCTTTAAAGATTTCTGTGATTTAATATACTGATCAATAGTTGCCACATCTAGATTGTCAACTAAATCAAGATTTTTAGTTCCTCCCTGACTTTTGATTTTATCTACTTCTACTTTCATCTCTGCAAATATATTTTTTCCTGCATAACCTTTTGAATTCCAAAAATCTATAGCAGCACGTTGGCTACTTGTAAGATTATCTACTCTTTCTGAGAGTGCCTAAGCAGCAAGAGCTTGGCCTGTTAAAGTATTTGTATGATTATTCGCGGCTGCGGCGTTAGCTTCTGTACTACGACGAAGATCTTCTAATGCTTTGAAATTTGCATCATATGATTCCCGTGTTTCATTAAATTTCGTATTATTATCATCAATCTGTTTATTATATTCTTTCAGCGCGGCTTCTGCCAATTTATATTGAGTTTTGGCGTTATCAATCTCAGAAGTTGAAACTCCACTAGAAATAATAGTTCCTCCTCTTATAGTTGTATATTTTGTACCTGTATTAATCACTCGTAATGCTTCTGTCATTGTGTTCTGTTGTTCATTAGCTAAACTTTTAAGATTAACAATTTCTTTTGCTCTTAGATCATTAGCAATTTTTTCTGATTGTAATTTTGCGGAATTAGTGTCATTAATCGCTTTTGTAAGATCTTGTTGTGCTAATCTTTCTTTTGTCAAAGCACCAATAGTAGCAGGATTTAATTGAATAATTTGAGCTGCAATGGTATGATAATCTTTCTGTAAATCCACATTTTTCTGAACAGCTTCTGCTTCTGATATTAATCCATTGCGAACACCATAAGATCCATCCAAAGCTCTTTTTTGTACTTTTTCTGTTTCTTCCATTACAAAATTAAGAGAACTACCAGCAGTATTAACTCTCTTGAGAACATCTGCGTATGTACCGTGTTCTACTATTGAAGATTCTAATTGTTTTTCAATTTTTTTAAGAGACTCTAAATGTCTTGCATTAGTCGCAGTAGACTCATTTATAGTCTCAATAGAAACTTTTGTTCTTTGGGTATACCAGATTACTACTGTTCCTAGTGCTACTAATCCAGCTATAATCCACTGCCAATAGCCTCCAAGGAACATCAAGGATTTTCCAAGAAGACCAGCCGCACCCGCCATAGCTTGTAAAGCAACGGCTCCTCTCATAAGATTTCCGACAGCCATTGCTAATTGTCCTAAAACAATTAACGTAGGACCAAGAACTGTTAAAAGTGCAGTAAACGAAATAACAATAGCTTGAAGAGAAAGTGGCATTGCGTTAAAAACATTTACAAACCACTGGAATACAGATATTCCAGCTTTCATTGCGTCTAATAATCCCTTAAATATGGGCATTAACTTTTCACCAAGACTAATCCATAATTTTTCTATCGAAACCTTCATCTGTGCCCATTGCCAATCCCAAGTCTTCTGTAACTCCCGAGTTCCATTTCCAAGATCATCTTCTCCATTACGCATCTCCTTCATCATATCAATGACCATTCCACCATTGGTCTTAAATACAAAGAGAGCCTGCGTTAAAGCACGAATATTGGGGAATATCTTTCCTAATGCTTCTGTTCCTTCATCTCCTGCGCGTGTAGCTGCATCAGATAAATCTACCATCGCCTGTACCATGCCTTTTTCCTTCATTTCGGCACGGAAATTCTTCATGGTAATTGTAGTATCACCAGTAATTCTTGCGAGTTGTGCAAAACCTTTTTCAGTCTTTGCACTATCTGTCAATATATTATTCAACATCGCACGAACGCCTGTAGCTGCCATAGCAGCATCAACTCCAGCGTGTGTAAATGTTGCAATAGTCGCAGCTACTTCTTCGAATGTTACTCCCATTGCGGCAGCAATTGGATTCACACGAGCAATCGCGGGAACCAATTGCTGAATTTCCATATTTCCTAACTGAACTGCCTTAATTAAAGTATTAGCAGCTTGAGCAGCAGTTAGATTTTGATTTCTATACGCGAATACAGCTCCTGTAACTGCAAGAGTTGTATCGTGCATATTCCCCATACCGAGAGCCGTCATTTGAGCAGAAACTCTTAACTGCTCCATAGCTTCTGTTGTGCTACGTTGAGCAGACATTAAGACATATAAACCTTTGGCGAGTTCGGAAGGACCAACCGCGGTAGCACCGGCAAGATCTAAAACAGACTGACGCATTTCCTCAACTTGCTCTCGAGAGGCTCCTGCTAGAGTAATGACACGAGTCATCTGAGTCTCGAACTCACCACTCATTTCTATAACACTTGTCGCTACAGATCCTATTGCAATAGAAAGACCAGAAAGAAGAACACCAGCTTCCATTGCACCGCGACCTAGTAATGTAATCTGATAAGCGGTACCACCTATTCCTTGTGATACATCTTTTGCTACAACTCCCAATTTTTCCATCTGAGCAGTTGTAGCAGTTGTATTTCCTGACAATTTTGACATTGCATCTGCTGATAAATTATATGTCTCTCCTAATCTTCTAACTTGTTCAGCAGTAAATTTCGTAGTATCCGACATATTCCGTAGATTTGTAATAGCATTAGCAATAACCGGAACAGTCCTATCCTGCATTTCGATTACGCCAATAAGAGTTCCGATATCAATCATGTTTTGACTCTTCGTTTGCCTTACGAATTCTATCTTTTGCTATTCCCATTGTAATTTCACTTACAAGGTCTATCATTTTATTTTTTGGTCGTTTATCAATAGAAGAAGTATCGTAAATATCTTTCGCATTTGTGTACGCACGAAGTTCTATAATCTTAAATAATAATCCTCCTACATCATTTTCTATAGCTTCTATTGCTTCTGCCGGACCGTAGCAAGGAAACTCTTGACAAACTCTACTAATTATAAATTCTTCAGATGATTCTTGTTCGTCTCCACATAAAAACTTGTGGAAACGAATTAGCCGTTTTTTGCTTCTACCTTAGTTTCTGGTCGACTAAATTCAAAAATCTGTTCTGCAAGAAACTTTGCAGTTGGTTCATCAAGTTCATCAAGTCCATTGATCCCAACTTCAACAACAGGTTTTACAGGATATGACCATGATACAACACCGCAACGCAAAAGAGTATCACGATCATAATTTGTAACATCTGCTGCCTGATCTTCTTGGATTTTCTTAATCTTTTCTGTATCGGCATCACGAAGTGCCTTTAATAGTTCTCCACCCATCTCGCGCATGAATCCAACACCTTCGGATTGTCGTGCTTTTGCAGCAACTTTCAATTGAGTATGAGAAAGTTTGCGAATAACTGCAGTCACATCTTCGCCAGGAATCTCAACTATCTTCGTGATGTTTGTTACTAAAGCCACAAATCCTCCTAATCAAAATTGGTCTAGTGCCTTCCTAAACCCTTGAACATACTAACCCTACCCTAGCATAACTACATAGGTCCAAACCCCGTACAAGGCCAGCCAGCAGGGTCTAAGTGGCATTGTACCAGCCACCTTATACCCTGCCAGCCGCCATTAGACCTACGACCAAACTCCGGCTGACATCTGACGTACAAGTGCGGTATATTCTGTCAATCCATCTTTCTTGAGGCCTAACGTAGCCTTTACAAGATGTACTGTGATGGTGAAAGTCATACCGGTTGCACAAAGAATAACTAAAACTCGACCAACACTGGCCGATGCTTTGTCTAGTGCCCAATTAGTTGGATTAAAGAAAACAGCCTTTGGACCAACAAGAGCTGTATCATCGAGGAAACCAGAGATAGGAATATCTGCGGTCTTGTCGATGCCAACCGGAGTGTTCTGCATTGATGTGGTACCAAACGGATTTGTTTCTTGAGTAATATTCTCAAGACCAATTTCTCCGATAGTATTCACATAGGGAGTGATAACTCGTGGTGATCCACCAGGAGCATCGTCAATCGTGATTGTTACTTCCTGCGGTCCGTGTTTTCCAGTCGCCATTTGTACTCTCCTTAGTTAATTCCGTGCAAATCCCATAAACAATGTGATAGAGCCACTTCCTGTTACAGCGATCTGTGAACTTAAGTATCTGTCGACAACTCCTGTAATAACTACCCTTTGTTTTCCAATAGCAGCTAGACTTGTAAAATTAATCAATGCTGCATACGAAGAATCATCAGGAGAATGCATTATTGATGGTATTACACCTGTAAATCCAGAATATGCTGTTGCCTGAAGATAACCTACTCCACCATGATGAGAAGAGGCTTTAACAAAAGATCCTCCAGTTCCAGGAGTTGTTACATTAACAGGAACTGAAAAAGTGGTATCAGAAATTCGTGTTACAGTACGTTGTCCATTGATTGTAGGATCTGATGCAGTTACTCCAGAGATAAAAATAATATCTCCATTTATTAAACCATGAGCAATCGGAGCTCCATGTTCTGTCCTCATCGTTACAACAGAAGCTGCCGCTACAGAATTAGATGCAATTGGTTTAGAGCTTCTTGCTTGATCTAGTATATTATCTACTGGTGAATCCCCAGTAGGAGGGGTTTGACTAGCTGTAAATGCTGCTAAATGTTGAACTATGACACCCTCATCCACATTACCGGATACCAAAAGATTAAGATTTGCTTTTGTTAAAGCATCCTTTACATCTTGCAGTACATATTTTGAATCATAAACTCCTTCATATCCAACAAAATGTTGTCCTATAATATTTCCTTCTATACCAGCACAGATAATGCGTTTTATACCACGAACAGCATCAAAAACTCCTAAGAGCGCATTCGTAGCAGCATCGTAAAAACCTCCTCCCACTGTTATAGCGCCTTTTTCAACATTTAATGGAGTATGTTCTTCAGATATTGCTCCAAAAGCATTAGTCTGTTGAGTAAGAGATTCCTTGTCTAATGTAACTGCTTCCGAGAGGGAAGCAATAAGGTTATATCCGTCAACAAGAAAAGTCGTAAATTGAACTCCGGCGTATTTAGCCATTGAGCACATCCTCTTCTTTAATCGGAACAGATTTCACTGTCCGAATAACCGGAGTAACCGGAACAATTGGTTTAGATTCAACCACCCATCCTCGACTAAGATAAAGTTCAAGAATAGATTGTGGCATATCGTTACAATTTTGTCCTTCTCGTGCAGTCTTAAATTTCACAAGTTTCCGTTCTTGTTCGGATAACTTGGATCGTCCACCAGCATTTTTAATAATCTGTTCACTAGAAGAATCTGCGGGGTAATTGAACAGATGTCCCGGAGCTACGGTGTAATTAGTTGACATTCTAGATCTCCATTAAATTCAAATCCACAAAGGCAAATAAGATAAGGAACTCCAAATCCACAAGATGGAACTCTATCCGTTGATGGACGTCCACACTCAGGACATGGTGCATATTTATCTGATTGCACAGGTTTTCCATCTGGTCCTACTAAAATTGGATCTTCCATTAGGATAATTCCTTTGTTGTATAGAAATTAATTCCGATATTATGTCTATTATTCTTATCTATTGGTTCAGTAGGATGAGGTGATTGTTGAGGATCTACTTGTAAATAAATTGTTGAAACTCCATTACAAAGAGCACCCGGTTGAACTGAAGCAAAAGCTCTATAAGCAATTTCAGCCTTTGCACGAGGACCTGAATAATCAAATGGGTCCCCTCTAAAAACTAATTGAAATGCGGGTTTTTCGTATTTAATTCCAGAAACACCAAAAGCTCGTTCTGGTGATTGACCACCATATTCAAATATAGTACCAATTGCATTAGGAGTTGCTGGCATAAAACCAATAGTGATAGTTCCTAGTGTTCCAAGAGAATCAAGAAATGTTTTTGCTTCTGTTGAAATACTCATGAACTACTCCAAAAATGTAATATCTCAGAAGCAATTTCATTTCCTACATACGATGCACTTTCCTCAATTGCTATTTCGAGGAATTTAGCTTGTCCTCTTGGATGATTTACTTTAAGATTTTCATGAACATAAATTGCATAAGGCGCTGAAGGACCTCCAAAACTAAGAACCATTTTAGTTTTATTTCCAGATGTAACTGGATGAGATACTAGTGCTGATTTTTTTAATGCTCCTGTTTTCTCTGGAGTTTTATTAACTGCCACCTTCATTATATCTTTACCAATCTTATAAAGACTCTTTTCAGCGGCTTCAGGAATATTTTTCTGAATCCTATTAAGACGACTAATTACTGAATCTATTCCTATTAACATATTCAAACCATTACTTCAACCAAGAATTACAACTAACATATAAGGATTATGAGTAGAAGGATCTATTACACCTTCTACATTTAGAATAGGACCAGTAAATCCACTAGAAAATACTATTTTATCACGAGGATCTATAGGATTTCGACGTCCTTCCGCAGTAGTATTTGCAATTGATCTAGGAATAGTAACTTGCGCTTTCTGAATTATCTCTTGTCCATTACTGAGACGACGTAAGACTTCTTTTTCTTCTATAATAGCCTTCATAGAAATTGGAGCTCCGTATTTTGGTTCTCCGTAAATTCCAATTCCTATCCATGGGGCAATAGTAATTGTATCTTGTAATGAAATTACAGTTTTATCTGCTATTGCTATACCCGAACGAATAATAGATGCTAGACTCACTTACACACCCATGTAATCTTATCAGCAGCAGTAAATGTTCCACGTAAAGTCAATATTGTAGTAGAAGCAGATGCATATACTGGACCATCTGAAGTTTCATTATTTCCAACACAATGAGGAGCAACAGCATAAGTCCCACCTAATGTAATTGCTCCTGTTGTATCTCCGCCAGTTCCAATTGTTACACGTCCACCAAAATCTATTGAACCAACTTGGATAACTCCTGCAACACCTGTGCCAAATCCAGTCGAACTAGCAGGAGTCGCAGCTCCGTATGTTGCAGTAGTTAATCCAGTTCCGCCATTAGCAACTGGAAGAATTCCTGTAATATGGGTAGTCAATCCTATTTTTCCAAATAGGGGCAAAGTTCCTACTCCTCCAGATAAAAGAG